GGAATTTTCCATGAGTCGGGTAACCGCGGCTCATGCGGCGCGCGTCGCACATTGATTTGTGTTGCGTTGTGTTTGAGTGCACTTGGTTTACGGAGCGAGTTTTTCGCGTTCGTACGGAATCGTCCATGTTCATTTATGGTCACCGTGCGTTAACCCGGTTTGTGCACATTTATCAGGCTACTGGCCTTTGACACTTCCCAGGCCCACACACCATGGGTGTCACAAAAGGATTGCTCGATTGGCAAAGCGTAAGTCATTATTATGCAGCGACCGTCGGTCGGGAGTTACTCCTGCTAAAGCGCGTACGCGTGTGGAAATTTTAAATAAGCAAAACCAAGTTCATATGGGTGTCTGGGGGTAGGGTAAAGCCGCTCAGACGCCGGACTCTGCCCAAGCGGAGCCGGTGCAAATCACAGGGAGGTGCCGACGTTACTGTGTAACGAATCCTGAATTGTGTGGCCAGAGGCGTTCAATAGATATAGAACGTCAGCCTACGAGCATGCCAAGCTCGTTCGTTGGATCCTTGAGAATGGTACCTTGGGACGTAACAACTGCGTACTCAAAGCCATTAACTGCTGTGTCGTGGGGACACATAGAATTTCCACGGGGTGTTTTCATTATGTTGGCAACAAAAGAAGAGTTCTCTGGCGTCTCGGAAAACGCTGGAGTTTGGGGCACTCACGCTCCTAATAATGGTAAGTACCATTCGACCCGGGCGAATTCCCGGGATTCACGGTCTTACGCGTCCGTGGTACGCCGCCAGCATCCGCACAGTTCACTTGCGCTAGCAAGAGCGAGATCGGCAGCACAGAATGTCAATTATCGGACATTTAGCGTTAACCCTGTTGGTGGAGACAGGGATGTTACGGGGGACGTGCGCGATGACGCACCGAGGAGGAACTGGCACCACCCATTCGCTGACGGGAATGTGGATGCGTCGGAATCTGCGTTATTAGATGACGCTGCCGATTTTGATGTCGTAGTTCCGACCCATCAGGAGGGATTGTATGGGGGGGAGTTTTTGAGTCCCTTCGCCATGGTGACGCCCGCGAACCAGGATTACGTGTTCGCGCCACCATGCGATAGGATTCGACAGCTCGTGACTAGTGAGCGGCTTAACAATCGAGTCTCATTGGACGTCGGCATGTATACCAACGGCATTTTCGCCAGTAGCGTCGTACATTATGTCCCCATTGGGACTGAAGTGCACGATTACCTATGGTGGTGGAATTGGAAGAACCACGCTGTGTCTGTTAAGGTAGAAGGGTGCCCATCTGGGATCATCTTAGATGATGGTCTTCGTGTGAGATTGACGATTTTGTTACTCGGTGGTAAACGACCGAAGAAGGGGCAACCTCCTAAGGCAAAACCAAAGTCCAAGGGCAATAAGCAGCAAGTGGTCAAGACCGGCGTTGCGTCAACGTTTAAAATGATGACGCCGATGATGCCGCGTGGGACTCGACGGACTAAGAAGGATAAGGGCGGGACCAAGGTGTCGATGAGCAAATGCGCTTTGAAGTTCGCGATGTCCATCGCGAACCCATTCGCTCCGCAGGTTCGTGGTGTTTGCGCTCCATTCGATGGAGCTGCATCACACAAATACCATTCATTCATACGTACTGATTTGACCATCGGGGCGACTGGATTTTTGGTGATTTTTGTGATACCTACACCCGTGCGCGACGCTTATAGTTTGATCGTCGGGAATGGTTCAGCGTTTTCGCCAACCACTGCCACTCCGCTCAATCCTTGGGCCACCTACGGTAACGCCGCGGGTGTAAGTGCTACGTTCAACGCCGGTTGGAGTGGACTCGCGAGCAATTCGCCTTACGCTTGTAACAATGCGTACGAGGGAACTGGCTCCTTCAAACTTGTTAGTGCTGGGTTGCGTTTGCAGTACACGGGTACGGTCATGAATCAATCGGGATTGATAGTTTGTTATCACTCCCCAGAGCACGCCAATTTATCGGGCTTGAATTACAACGAGTTACAGGCCTTCGATGAAGTGGATATTCGTGCCGTTGACCGCGAACCATGTCTTCTGTCGTGTTTTCCTGTGAAGACCGCTGAACTGCAATTCCCGTTTGTGGGGACTTACGGCAGTGGGTCGACGTCGAGTTTGCAACGCGAGTCACAGGAGTTATTGTATCCTTGGGGCACCGGTATACACGGATGGACTACGTCGATGAATTCAACGACGTACCACAACATCGTGAACCCGCTTAATGCTAACGTTTACCTCGGAGAACCCGTTGGCATGGTCACTGTATCCGGGACTGCTGGTCAAACCATTCACATGGAGTACATATGCCATGCGGAGGCGGTCGGCATGGTTGCCGCGACGTTGCTCACCGCTACGGAAAGTGATCCTGTGGCCACCGAGAAGATCATCACTGCTTCGAAGGAGTTGACCCGCGCGCAGATGGCTAATCCCAAGACCGGTACATGGACTCTGCTCATGGATGAGTTGAAGTCCATTTGGCGTGAAGCGAAGCCCGTTGTGGTACCTGCAGCCATCAATGCCGCCATGGCGTTGTTGTGATGCTGTGGGGGAGCAGAAGCTCCCCCCCCCCGATCGGAGCTTAAGAAGTTGGTTGGGCCTTGCTTTGTCAGGTCGAGAAGGAAGTCCACGCGATTTTTGCGTGGCACCCACTGCCACTTGTTGTGGTGTGTGTGGTTTTTGATGTCGGTCGCGTGTTGGTTTGCGATCCGGCGTCTTCCGTCGTTGAGTGGTCCCCAGTATTCATCTGATGTTGCTGGTGATGGACCGGCGCCTGCCAATCTCACGACGAAGAGTGAACCCCGTAGGGATGGAACCCCACCTCCCAACATCGATGACGTGATTCCGATGTTGGCTAAGGTTGTCGCTCCCGGGCCCCCGAATACATCGCCATCTGGCATTCTCGGACGCGTTCGTTCGAGTGTCGGAGCTGGTGGTGGTCGGGTTAGCGCGCCCATTTCCCTGCCCCCTTTGAACGCCTCAGCACCGCGCCCATCCGCGAGCAAGCCGAGCGTTCCTGAGCGAAAACCCTCTGTTCCTGCGAAAGAGGATGACTCCCCGAAAGCTGCCCCATTGTCTAAGGCTGGCAGCATTTCCTTACCCGCCCCGAAGGCGCCCGTTGTACCGCAGACTGATCCCGAATTTTTGGGTTTTGGAATAAGCGACATCTGGTGGACCATCTGGGCCCCTAAGATGCTGAACCTACGTCAAGTGATTCAGCGTCACCGCAACGATGCCAATGGGAGGGCTGTGGTTGCACCAATTGAGCGAGCAGCATTGGAGCTCGCCCCAGGGGTTCTCGCTGGTCTTTTAGATCGGCAGAGACTCGCCACCATCACTGAAGACGTGCAGTCAGAGGTCCTTGCGGCCAAAGAGGAAGGTGACATGGCTCGAGCGGTAGCTCGCCACGACGCCGCTTTGCACCGCAAGAAAGTGTTGGCGCGACTAGAGAACGAGGTCACGATCGCAAAGTTGCATGCGGTTGAGCAATTGAAGGTGCAGACGGTGTGCATGGAGCACGCTGTTGCGCAAGCCGATCACGCCGACGCGTTGACACGCGCGCGCGTGGATGGCCTTCACGCTCAAAATCTTGCGCATGCTAATGATGTGACGCGACTTCCGAACCAAAATACTGTCGCGTGGTCGCGGCAATTGCATTTGGACGAAGGGGCGCAAGCCCGCTTCAATTCCATTGCTAACAGCGTCCACGAGACTAGCGAAGCGCAATTGTTTAAGGAAATCGCGCAATCCAAAGTTGATTCCTTTTTAGAGGCCACTCGATCGTTGGCGGGGTTACCGGAATCGCATCCGGCTCCTCTTTGCAAAAACATCGAGTTGCCCATTTTTGGATCGCCTGAGGGATTTTTCGCACCGTTGGTTCGTTGGTTTCGGTCGTTGTGTAGTTGGGAGTATTGGAGGTACTACGATCAAGAGCGGCTTGGGCCCGGGATCGTTGGTAATGAGTGTGAGGATGTTCGTACGCTGATTCCGTTTTTCGGTAATCAGTACACGATGTTGCTCGGGTATGGGTTGTGCTGCGACGCGGTGATTTATGAAGAGATGTACGAAATGTTGATGGACACGCACATCGCCACAAATAGCTTCACAGATCACACGTTGTCGCGGCTGAGATACGACGGTAATCGCTGGTTTACCGATCGGTTCGGGGGATTTCATAAGGTGAACTATGAAATCTTCACGGACACCATTAATTATGCCCTCGTGCAGTTGCAGGTCAATAACGCCCGCAACATCTCAAGGACCCGCATTGGTACCGCGGTTCCGCGAGCGCGTTGGGCATGATTTAATGGAGACAGCGCGTTCGGATGGGGGGAGTCCGAGCGAAACGATGTTCTGAAGCTCACAGGCAGTTGTGAGTATTCGGAACTCCCCGCGGATGAATCTTTATTTCGTGATCTCACGCACCTTCGTGCGCAGGTTCGCCAGGGCAGGATGTACGGTGATTACACACCATGTTTCACTGTGCATCCCATGGATTATACGAAAGCTTATAGGTCAAGCTTTATGCATATCCAAATCCCTGGTCTGTGCCAACCAGAGTGTGGAGAGAACGAGTATCGCGTTGCAGTCGGTAGAATGATTGCATTGCGTTCTCCAGATAAGCCAGGTTATAGTGACCGGCTTGCCGCTAATCAGAATTCGTTAGCAAGAACGTTCCGGACTCAGTTGCATCGGTTCAAGCTACATTTTGAGAGAAACATACAACGTATGCTTCCAGAGGAATCGTACCCTATTTGGTTACACCAACCGCATGACAAGCGAATCATGCGTCGCGGTGTCCGTAAGGACATCGAGGCTGTTGGTACCAACCGGGGTGATGACGACAAGTTCGTCGAATTCAAACCCAAGCCGGGTGAGATGCTTCCTGCTGGTAAGAAACGCGGGGTCGGTGATATGGGCGTTTTACGCACCGACGCCACCGCAATGTGTATGGATGAAATCAAAAATGCTTGGAGCGTGCCATTTGAGTACAATAATTTACGGGCCGTTTTCGTGAAGGCATCCACAAAGGATGCTCTTCGCGAAGCTTTTAAGAATTTGATAGAGCCGGAGAAAAAGATTCAGTTTTACTATCATTCCGATGATAGTTGTGTAGGTGCTACGTGTAGTGATGGTCATGTACATTTTAATGGCGACATCAAGGCATGCGACGGGTCACATCGTCGTCCTCTTTTCGAAGTTCTGGCGAACCTTTTGACAAAGACGGACGGTCGCGATAATTATCACGCCGAGCCTTTGAAGCGCGCCTTTTCGTACCTCACACGCGATTTGCGCATGTATAATAAGTTTAATCGGAAACAACGGGTTGTATATAAATTTAAGGACCCCCGTTTATATTCCGGTTCAGTTTTGACAACTACGATAAACAATATGGCGAATTTGTTTATTGCGTTAGCACTAGAGCGACGTGTGCCGGACCCCAGTCTGGTCACCAGCGCTCAATTTAAGGAGGCCTATCGTCTTGCAGGTGAAGACGTTGGGTACATCCTGAAAATTGTAGATTGTGATTGTGTGGAGGATCTTCAATTTCTGAAGCATTCTCCATGCCTTCAGGAAGATGGATCGTACGAGCCCTGGGTTAACCTCGGTACGTACATCCGCGGCTTTGGCTCATGCCATGGCGATCTTCCAGGGCGAGGCCCACTGCGAAACCGCGCTGCTGCATACATAAGCGGCGTGGTTGAATCGCGCCTCAACTGGGGAAAACATGCATTTAACGACGCGTTTGGCCATTTTATCAAACGTGATGTAGGAATGACGAACACCGTGTTATCGCGGTGTTTTGAATTGGAGAAATCCAAATCACACGGTGGATTCCGTGGCTTTGTTCCAAACGAGTCGTTGTGCCGACGCTATAAAATCTCTCTGAAAGAGCTTGACGACCTATGTCGGGCCATTTCTGGGTTGCGCTTGGGGGGGTACCTGAAACACCCTGTATGCAAAATCCTTTACGATGTAGATTATGGTTAGCGTCTCGTGTTTTCGGACGTGCGTTCCACACGCGCACGTTTCTTGTCTCAAAAGTTCCTGTGGTGGTGGT